GGATGCTCAGCCGGTCGACCTCCGTGAGCCCGGCGCCCTGGACGGCTTGCCACCGCGCGCGAACCTCGTACTGCTTCACGACGGCGACGCCGTCCACATAGTTCTGCTCGGAGCTCGCGTCGTTCCGCAGGTCGCACCAAAAACTTGCTCCGTCCGTCCAGGTGTCAACGCGCATGCCGAGCGCATCCTGCGACGCCGACGGCGTCTGCACGGTCGCAAACCGCTTGAGTCTTCCGGCGGAGATCATCGGATTGGGCTCGCGGTCGAGATGTGCGAGATCAGGTATTCGAGGCCAAGCGGCACAGTCTGCAGGGAAATCGGCTGCGTAGCCTCGGGGTTGTTGTACCAGTGGCCGACCAGGCTGATGACCGCGTGCGTCACATCGGCCGGGAGATCGGCGTAGCCGGCCGTGTAGGTCACGACGATCATCGTGCCTTCGTCCAGGGCAGGCTGCTCAAGAAAGCGCAGCACGGGCACGGCGTCGGTGAGATCGACCCAGTAGTCGGTCGCCGGCATCGTCTGCGACGCGCCGGCGCCGTCCGTGTAGGTCACGCTTGACAGGCTCAGGTACGGCACCACGGGGAACATGGTGTCTTGCCACTTGGCAAGCCGCAGCGTCTGCGTCGCTGGCTCGAACTTGAGCCGCGTCTTCCGCTCAAGCAGCGACAGCGCCGCCTCTCGGAGGCGCGTGAGCTCGCGGTCGTCTTCGTCGAAGTCGATCTTCAGAGCGCTCTTAATTGTGGTGAGCGGGATGCTCATAAGACCCGGCCGGGGGGTTTCCCCCCCGGCGGGCGGTCGAGAAGATGGATCAGCTGATGATCGCGGCGAACGCCGACCCGTTCATTACCTTAGAGTCGGTGCGGGTGTAGACATACATGTTCACCTGGTGATTCGCGGCGCCGCTGTAGGGGTCCATCATCGAGGTGATGCCGGTGCGGTCGAAGATTTCGAAGTAGTTGAAGTCTCCGACCACAGCGTAGACGGTGTCGTTACTGCTGCCAACAATTGGAACATACTGGCCGATTCGGTAGGGAACGCCATAGATGGTGCCAGGCGCGCCGCCGGTTAGGCCAAGGCCGCCCTCGACGGGACGCCACACATACTCGTTCGAGGTTGAAGTGGTCTTAATCTTGCGGACAACCTTCAGGAGCTCATCGGAAATCAGCCACGAGAACCGCGGGCTCTGGCGGTACGCCGGCGCGACCTTGTGCACGGTGTCAATGAGGTTGTCGCCGGTGAGCGTGGTAAGGGCCGCGCTCGTGCCGAGATCGACATAATTGGTGCCGAAAGCGGCAAGCGCCGACGAATGCGCAATTCCCTGCGGCTGAGGGGTTGCCGCCGCCGGATCGCCGACGGTGTACATCTCTTCCTGCTTCAGACCGATCGAGAGGCCGCACTTGTCGGCGACATACTGCAGGCCGCTGCCGATGCCGCCGTTGCCGATGGCGTCCTCGATGAACTCCTGCGACATCGTGACGCGCGTAACAAACTTGCGCGGTGCGACGGAGATTTGCGTCGAGAAGCTGGGATCGGTAGCCGAAATTGCTCCGGCTTCCGCCACGATGCTGGTGGTCGGAAGCGCGTTCTCGACGGAAATTGTTCGCTTCGAGTCGATCGTCGAGATCGGGCACATGCTTCGAAGCACATTCGCCTCGCGCAGCTTGCTGACGATGCGGCGCTCAAGGTCGGTCGGAATCGCGGCGCCGGAGGTGCCCGTCGAAAGCGCGCGCATCTCGGCGTTGTCGCCACGCACGACGGCGTTCAGCCAACGCTGCGCGTAGACCTCGCTGCTGCGGTCGTTCGCGTCGCCGAGCTGCGTGGCCTTCGGCGCGCGCGACTCGAACATCGGCTGCGCCTCAAGCTTGGCGAGGCGCGCCTGCAGCGACTGCAGCTGCGCTCGCTCCTCGATCGCCGACAGGTCGGCGTCCATGCGCGCAATCTTCTCGCGCTCCTCGCCGCTGCCGCGGACCTCGACGGTCTGCGTGGGTGCGCCAGTGCGGCGCGCGAAGGCGTCGAGCGCCTTCCGGTACTCGTGCACGGTGTTCTGCATGTCGTTCAGCTCGTCCATCGGATCATCCTTTGCATGTGAAGTTCAAGCCGCAGACGCGCGGCGTCGATAGCAGCCGCGGGAACGCTCCGCAGGCTTGAATTGGTCTGGGGGTAGGCGGCGTCCTGCACGATGGACACCTCGACAAGCCGCGCGCGCTTTACAAGCCGCTCGGTCCGCTTGGCGTTCCAGCTCTCGTCCTCGACGAAGAAGCCAAACGACATCTCGCCGGTCAGGTCGCCGCGCTCAAGCAGCGCGCGCACATCGTTTCCAATGCTCGTCTCGGGCAGCGCCGCCTCGAAGGCAAGCCCGTTTCGGTCGCTGCGCAGCTTCAAAGTGCCCGACTTCGTGCGCGCGAGCAGCGCGGCCGGGTCGTGGTTGTAGAGCAGCTTGACATCGGCGCTGCTCCGCAGCGTTTCGCCGAACGCGCCAGGCGCGATGCGCTCGACGAAAGCGCGGCCTTGCTCCACGATCTCGCGCGAATCCTCGCCGTAGACGGCGGCGTAGCCGGCGAGCGTGCGGCCGTCGAGCTTCTGCTCGGTCGCGTCGATTGAACGCCTAGAAATCATTAGCGGTGCCCCCCTGCGCACTGGTGTCGGTGCCGAGGTTGGTGCTGCCGCCGCCGGTGCCGACATTCTTCGCAAGGGTCGGCTCGTCGAGGCCCGGCAGCGGCGGAAGGTCGAGTTCTTCGCGCGCTTCGTTGCGCGTCATGAATCCGGCCTCGACGGCGGTGCGCAGCGCGGCCATGTGCTCGGCGATGCCTGGGCGCACCAATTCGTCTGTGTCCCAGGTAACCGTGTCAAACGGGCTGGTCAGCTTCTCGATGATCTCATACTTCCAAGTTGCAAACCAATGCGAGAGGCAGGCGTCGACATACATGCGCGACAGCCACTCCATGGTTCCATACGACGAGCCGACATCCTCCGACAGATAGGAAGCCGGAACGCCGTAGATGCGCGACACATCGCCGATGCTGTACTTCCGCGCGCCGTCAAGCCCGGTGTCATCGAGCGTCGAGCTGATGCGCTCGATGCGCATGCCTTCGGCAAGCACGAGCGGGCGGCCGCCGTTGCTCGAACCCGCGTGCTTCTGCTCGTAGTCCTGCATGATGCGCTGGCGCGCCTCAAGCGAAAGCGGTCCTGGATGCACGAGCGCGATCTTCGGATTGCCTGCGTTCTCGTAGGCCTTAAGCGCCATCTGCTCCTGCGCGGCCAGCAGGGTGATGCTCGTCTTGCACAGGTTGATAGGCGATTCTCCCCACAACCCGGAAACGCCAGGCGCGCGGAGATGCAGCATGTCGGCGACGCCGACATCCCCGTACATGCGCGTCTTGTAGACCGGTGCGGCGCCCGTCAGGTCGAGCGACACGCTATCGGGGTCGAGCGGCACAAGCTCCAGCAGCTCGCCGCCGCGCGTCCTGTTGATGACCGCAAACGAATTGCCCCACAGGAGCGCCTGCAGCGTCATCGAGCGCCGGAACTCGTAGGCCGACATGTAGCGGCTCGGCGACGCCCACAGGCTCGCCGCGCCAGGCGCGCTGATCTCGCATTCGGTGCGCGCGATGTCCGACGCGATTAAGGTGACGGCTCGGTACACCGGCGTGTACCGCAGCGAGTTGAGCGGCGTCACGGTCGGCATCGACAGCGACTCGCTCGGCAGGAATGTCGCCGACCAAGGCTGAACGAATAGACGCTGGAGCAGTCCGCGCAGCATGCGCGAACGCTAGCGCGCGTTTCTATTCCTGTCCGCCTCTAAACATAATTATGCGTCCTCATAGCAGGACGCGGCTTGACCGCCCCACAAGTGCACCGACATGACCGCAGCCATGAGCGGGTCGATGATTTGCGTGCGCTTCGACTTGTCCAAGATCAAGTTGCCGTTTCGGTCGCGGCGGACGATCGCCGTCTGACACGCCCGCCGCATGATCGGATCACGCGGGTCGATCCTCAGTTTACGCCCCAGCCACAGGTTCTGCCACAGGATGCAGCCTGGCGACATGCGAACGCCCATGGCCATTTTCGCCATCGGCACGCCGTCGAACTCCAGCTGCTCGACCAGGTACTTCGATCCCCACGGGTCGTAGGCGATCTCTCGGATGCTGAACTCACCCTTGAGCTGCTTCACCGTCGCGCGGATGGCCTCGTAATCGACCTCGCGGTCTGGCGTCAGCTGCAGCCAACCGTCTTCGGCCCACTTGCGGAACGGCAGCCGGTAGTCGAGTTCGCGCTGACGGATTTCCCCGGCCGGGTACCAGTACTGGCCGCGGATGGCCACGGTGCCATCGTCGAGCGGAATAGCCAACGCAAGCGCTGACATGTCGTTGGATTTCGACAAGTCAAGACCGCCGTAGGCCGTGCGACCTCGCAGCGCCGCCCAGTCAATGGGCTCAAACTGCGGGTATAGCGTCATGTCCAGCCACGATTCGCCCTCTTCGCTCACTCGCGCGCAGTGGTAGCGCGTGAATTCGCCGCGTCCGGCTGCGGTCGCCTTTGAGCTCGACCAGAATCGCCGCAACTGGCGTACATCAGGCGTGCCGTACACCATGGCCGGATTCGCCTTGATCCAACAGGATTCATCTTCGGCGGCGTCGGCCGGGTCAATCCCGTACAGCAGCCCCTGCAGGGTGTCATCCTCAGCCTCGCCTTTGAGCACGGCTTCGCACCGGCTGACCCACTCGCCGTAGACGGTGTCGGTCGAGGTTCCCGGCGTCGAGATAATCACGCCGAGTTGTTCGGAGCGCTTCGCGCCTGTGGTCGTGAGCTTGACAAGCGCTTCCCGGTTGCGGAACTCGGCGGCCTCGTCGGCGACCCAGAAAGACGGGTTGAGGCCGTCCATGCTCGCGGCCTTGTTCGGCAAGGCCTCAAGCGTGCAATCCTGCTGTCGATCCTCAATTCGGTTGTGCAGGACATCGACGCCGTCGCGCGCAAGGCGGATGGCCATCGTCCTGGCGGTGTCCACAAGGATCTCGGCCTGGCGTTCGGTGTTGGCCATAGCGTAGACCCGCCGGCCGGGTCCGCCAAGAAAGTCGTACAAGGCCAGCCCGGCCATCAGCGTTGTCTTGCCGTTGCCGCGGCCGATCTGCACGACGGCCATCATGGTGCGCCGGGTTCCGCCGTCTGCCCAGCGCCAGCACCATAGGTTGGCAAGGGCAAACAGTTGCCACGGATGCAGCTCAAACGGCTTTCCGGTCGCGGCGCCGACAAGCTGCAGGGCGCGGAAATGGCTGCTGAGGCGTTCCAGTTCCGCCCAGTCCATGACCACTTCCGAGCGCTCCAAGTCTCTCAGGAAGCGCTTAACGGCGGCGTAGATCCACCTTCCGGCCACAATGCGCCCGTCGAGCACCGAATCGGCGTACTCCAGGACGGTCGAGCGGGTTTCCATGCGGATTTTTTTCGGAGG